CTGGCCGCGAAGGACAGCGAGATCGCGCTGCTCAAGGCCAACACGTACAACGACGGCAAGATGCTGGAGGTGTACGGTTATATCGACAGGCAGCTCAAGGACGTCCGTGAGGCGCTGTGCAAGCAGGCCGTCCACAACCAGCGTACCGAGGACAGCTTCACGCTGGTAAAGCAGGACGTCGAGTCCGTCCGCAAGGAAGCGCTTGATGCGATCAAGATGGAGGCCGAGCGCCGCTGCTGCGGCGACAACGCCATCATCACCTACGTCAACGCGACTTTTTATCCCAAGCAGGTCGCAGACGTCACCACAGGCACCGCGACCACGGCGCAGACGCTCTACAACCCGATCCCGAAGTGCGGCGGGTGCTGCAACAGCTAAGCAAAAGGGGCGGCAATCGCCGCCCCATCGTTAAAGGAGGAAACCTGCAATGACAGTGACGATAGATCAGGCCATGCGCGGCGCGATGCGCTACGCGGACAATGAGGTCATTCCACACCTGCCGGGCGGCAAGGGCATCGGGGCCGGGATCATGCTAGCCCTCATCATGGAGGGCAGCCGCGAGAAGATCCTCGCGCTGCGCGAAAATCCGACGGTAAAGATGATGCAGATCTTCGACGACGCCGGGAACATTGACCTCGACAAGCTCTATAACGCGGCTCGGCCACGCTTTGAGAACAAACTGACCGTATCCGTCCCGCTGCTGGGCGATATGCGGTTTGACCAGAATGACGTCGATAAACTCTACCGGTATATCCAGGAGGCATGACACGATGAAAGAATATGTCGAAAAACTTTACACGAAACTGCACGAGTCCATGGAGAAACCTGTGACGCTGGGCAGCGCGGAGGAAGTCGGCCTGTACGCGAAGACGATCCGCAGGCTGGAAAAGCTGGACTGCCGCGCAGACGAGCCGGATGCGGCAGCGTTTGACCGAGAAACGGCCATGCACTGGGCCGAGCATATGCAGAATGCCGACGGCTCGACCGGCCCGCACTGGACGATGGAACAGACTTCCGCCGTTGCGGATGCGCGCGGCATCGGGCGTGATGTTCCCCGCTGGGCGTGGGGCGTGGCAATGAACATGATGTACTCCGATTACTACGGCGTCGCCGTGGACTTCGGTGTGAATCGCCCGGAGTTCTACGCAGCCCTGGCAGAGGCGTTTCTCATGGACAAGGACGGCCCCGGTCCGGAGGAAAAACTGTGCGCGTATTATAGGGGGATCGTGGAGCGCGGGCGTTAGCATTTTTAGTTAGCGTTTTGTGTTTCGTTAATGCAAAAACACTTGCGTAAATGTGCAATAAATTATGCGTTCGTGCAATGTCAAAAATGCCGGGAAGCATTGATATATAAGGGAAAACCCGCAATCTCAATGGATTGCGGGTTTTCTGTTTTTGGTGCTGATGGCGGGACTCGAACCCGAAAGACGATAGGCAAAAGCATTGAGAATTCAGGCGTTTTTGTTTTTGTTAGCATCTTGGTTAGCATTTGCTCCGAAAAAGGCGGCCATTTTGTTCTGGCTTTTGAGCCTGGCAGCGGCGGCAAGGTGCGTGTAAATCTTGTGCATCGTTTGATAGTCAGCCCAGCCGCCGAGCTCCATCGTTTCCTGCTCCGGCAGGCCGAGATAGTACGCAAGGGAGGCGAAGCTGTGGCGAAGGCCATGTACGCCGACCTGCGGGAGATCGTTGTCGCGGCAGAGCTGGTTGATCTGAATACGGAGCGTGTTGGCGTGAAAGGGATAGACAAGGGCATCCGGCTGGTGCGGGGCTGTGTTGCGGATCGCATCGGCAAGAGCCGGAATCATGATCGGGACAGTGCGGCGCGAGGAGGCGTTTTTGTTGGTTGGCTTATGGACGAGCACATTGTCCTCGCCCATAACGGCAGCGCCGTGGACGGAAATGGTGTTTGCAGACAGATCGATTTTGCCAAATGTCATAGCGAGGATCTCGGAGCGGCGAAGGCCGTGCAGCGCAAGCAGCGCGGCAACCTCGAACGACTTGCCGTGAACAAGATCAACGAAGCGAAGCACTTCGTCTGGCTCCAGCCACGAAGGGTCAGCCGGAACAAGCTGCGGAAGGCGCACGTCCGGCGGCGTCATTCCGGCATAACGCATAGATGTACGCAAAAAACTCCACGCATTTTTTAACGTCTTGGCAGATGTGAGGTCGGCTTCTACGTCGATCACGCGCTGCCAGTTTTTTATTTTTGAGGCAGGCTTGTCCGCGATGCTCACAAAACGGTGGTCGCGGATCGTCGCGTAGCCGCGGACTGTGGAGGGCGATGCTGTTTTGCGGATGCTATCAATGTAGTCGGCCATGAGGTCGCGGACAGTCTTATCCGTTCTGTATTTGCTGTCGTGGATGTCGGCGCGGTGCTGGGCTTTGATAAGCTGCGCCTGCTTGATGCAGTCGGAGCGGGTGAGGGCGGAGACGGGGATGCTCTCGCCGCCGAGGCGGAGCTGGATGAACCATGTGCCGGATTTTAACTTTCGAGGCTCGGGGACTTTCATTGGGACACCTCCAAAAGGATACAGAATACCGCTCCGGCGACATGCCGGGGCGGCTATTTCTTATGCACGGAACCAGCCGACGGTGGGACTCAGGATATCCACCACCAGAGCAAAAGCGCAAAGCGCGACGATGCCGAGCAGGACAAGGGTGGTGATGCGGTGCATTTTCAGGGACTTCCGCAGCTGCTCGCGCTGGACGCGGAGGCTTTTGTTTTCCAGCCGAAGCAGCTCGGAAACGGACTCCGGAGCGGGCGGCGAGATGCCGAAGTATGCGTTCATGTCGATGCCGAGGGCATGGCAGATCGGGCCGACGGTGTAGACAGAGGCGCTTTTTGATTCGCCGCGCAGGTATTGAGAAACCGTATTCAGGGCGAGGCCGGCACGGTCGGCGATGATCTGATTTGTGAGATGCTGCGCATCCTTCGCTTCGCGGCAGAGCTGCCACAACATTTTTTCCAAATAAATCACTCCAAACACACAAATGGGGCGTGAAAGCCCACGAAAAGGGATGGACTTAACCATTGGTAAAAGCGTATGGTTGAACTACAAGCGCTCCCAATCGCTTGCAAGCCAACGCCCCGAGGCAGACACGGCACGCTGCCTTGGGGCGGAGGCGACAGGCGGCATGGCAAGACCTCCTAAAAAACCAACTATACATAAAGACTTGCCGCGTGCAGCAAGTCGCCAACGGGAGACTGAATAAACATATTGTCAATTGCATCTACGGTAGCAACGTTGACTTTAGGGTTGAAATCATAAAACGGTATTTGTAGTGTCTCAAGGAAATGGGAGCGAAGAGCGTCATGCGTATCTATTATGATTTCACTGAACTTTTCACGATATGCGGCATCGTCCAGCGTTTCATTTTGAAGGGATTCGATTTTATCTGTTTTTTCAGTCAACATATATGTAACAAATTCACGATTGAAATTGTTACGGCGTAAAACGTCATTAAGCGTCTGAGACCTGTTTGCAGAGAATACAGAAATCGAATTAGACAAATGCTTTACAAACAAGGCGTCCATTGGGTCGGTAAGCTCATATTGCTTTGGGCGTCCAACTGATAACGATAAATCATAGTCAATAACGCCCATGCAATACCCGTAAGTGTATAGAGACAACAAAATAGAAACCCTGCGATTGAGGAAACCATCCTGTTTTAATGCGAATCTAAGAGCATTAATTTCATCATGCATTATGCAATGGTAGGCTTTGCTAGTATACTCCAAAACGCGTTTGTTTGAATTCATAACCAGATTCATTTGAAACACTCCAAAAGAAATTTATATTTACAGTATAGACATATTTTCGGGAGGGTGCAATCCGGAAATATGAACGAAAAATGAACGGCGTTTTTGTTGAGAAAGGGAGGAAATGATGGAAAAGGCAAGAGAAAGACTGAAAAACATCCTTGAGCGGGCGACTGATGAGCAGGTCTGGCTGCTGCTGCGGCTGGCAGAAAAGATCCTTCGATAAGAAATCACCGGAAGCGGTCATTCGCTTCCGGTGATTTTTTTCGCGTACTCATAGATGTTATCCCAGAACTCAGGGGGCATTTCCATTGCCGCAGCAATGCAGCGCTTGCGGGTGGATTCGTCGGCCTCGGCCAGAACGTCGGCAAACATCAGGGCCATGCGCTCGTTCTCACTGCGCTGGACGTACATCTCCCCTTCTCCGGTCTCCAGCCATGCAAGAGATACGTTGAACTCGCGGCAGATGTCTGCAATCGTGCGGTCGCTCGGCACCTTTGAGCCAGAACAAATAGCGGAGACGAACGGCTGACTTAAATTGATGGTTTCGGCAAATTTTGTTTTTGTAATGCCGAGATCTTTGATTAAATAAGCGATTCGATCATTGATTGTGCTCACACTTTTCACCACCTTCTATCCACAAGGTAACACGCCGGAAATAAAATGTCAAGAAGAAACATAACCCAGAAATGAAATAATGCTTGACAACGGTTCTGAGGTATGCTAACGTATAACCGAGGAATGAATTAGAAGTTACAGAGGACGTAACCGAGAAAAGAAATGTCGATTGGAAGGGGGTGGGAGGCATGGAGGAAAAGACACTGAAAACCGCAACGGAAACCGCCCTGCGCGAGCAGGTGGAGCTGCTGGCACAGGACGGTATGTGCGGAGGAGCGCTCGAGGACGCGATCAGCAAAATCCACATCCTCGTGCATGTGCTGCATGAGCTGAAGAATTAGTGCTCCGGGTGGGGGCAGATACTTTTGTAGATCGCGTTATAGATCTCTGCAATGGCTGCCCCCATTTCCGCATTGCTGTTTGCATTGTATGGCAGTTTCTTGTCGAGCATGGCAATTGTCAACTGCATTGCAATTTCAGCTTTTGTCATAAAATCACCTCCCTTCGACCGTATTTTACCATACGGAGGGAAGGTGTCAAGGAAGAAGGTGAGAGGAATGGATTACACAAAGCCGACGCCGGGGCTGACCAATTACGAGAAATGCGCAAAGAACAGAAATCCGCGCGCGTATGAGTTAGCTCTGCGGCTGATGGACGCAGCCGCAGAGCTGGATGTCAGCGCGGAAGAATTCGATGCTGCAATCGATTATATCCGCTGGTGGGCCGGTCTGACCGGAGCGCTCCATGTGTTAACGATGGCAGAGGTCAAGCGCAACCGTGATGCCTTCTTCGAGGCACTTTAGAAATTCGGCTTTCCGCGCCGGGAAATCCGCGTGGCGATTCTGCGAGAGCCAGTCGCAGAATTTGCCCTGGGCGTAGGCCAGCGCGATCTGCTGGTCTACGGGGTCGAGCGTGTAGAAATTATCAGGCATGAAATTACCTCCCTTCAACCGTATTTTAGCATACGGAAGGGAGGCGTCAAGGGGGTGAGAATATGTCCGAGGAACAGAAGAAGAAGATCGACGGCGTGCTGCACGAGATGAAGCATATGAATCCGCAGCAGATCGAGGTAATGATCACATATATGCAGGGTATGGCAACGGCGGCAAAGCTGATGCAGGCGGAACGGAAGGAGGCGTAAACACATGCCGAAGATGAAGGTCGAGCGCTCGACGGACTATCGCCTGACGGCGATGATCCGCGGCGAGATGGCCGCACAGAATGTCAGCGTGGAGAAGGCCAGCCGGTACGCCGGGTGCTGCGTGAACACGCTTTACAAGGTGTTCGACTCCCCCACCGCGTACATGGACAAGGCGCTGCGCCTGATGCGCGGGCTGTCCATCCCCATTGAGCGGGTGCGGGAGACGATCACATATCCGTATTGAGGATTAAGCGATAGAGCGTTAGGAGGAAGAAACGCGTGAAACTTAATGGGAAGCTTTCGCTTGAACAGGCGAAAAAAATTATGGAGCGTGACGGCGGCAATCTCTACCTGCGCGGCACGCAGATCACATCTTTGCCGGACAACCTTACGGTCGGCGGCTGGCTCGACCTGCGCGGCACGCAGATCACATCTTTGCCGGACAACCTTACGGTCGGCGGCAGTCTCTACCTGCGCAGCACGCAGATCACATCTTTGCCGGACAACCTTACGGTCGGCGGCTGGCTCGACCTGAGCGGCACGCAGATCACATCTTTGCCGGACAACCTTACGGTCGGCGGCTGGCTCGACCTGAGCGGAACGCAGATCACGTCCCTGCCGGATAATCTTACGGTAGGCGGCTGGCTCGACCTGAGCGGCACGCAGATCACGTCCCTGCCGGATAATCTTACGGTAGGCGGCAGTCTCGACCTGCGCGGCACGCAGATCACGTCCCTGCCGGACAACCTTACGGTCGGAGGCAGTCTCGACCTGAGCGGCACGCAGATCACGTCCCTGCCGGATAATCTTACGGTAGGCGGCAGTCTCGACCTGAGCGGCACGCAGATCACGTCCCTGCCGGATAATCTTACGGTAGGCGGCAGTCTCGACCTGCGCGGCACGCAGATCACGTCCCTGCCGGATAATCTTACGGTCGGCGGCAGTCTCGACCTGCGCGGCACGAAGATCACATCCCTGCCGGACAACCTTACGGTCGGCGGCTGGCTCGACCTGAGCGGCACGCAGATCACGACATCGGAAAGGCGTAAAGTCAAGTCATTGCAAGATGGTGATTATGTTGCCGGACGGTATTTGTATTGTGACGGCATTCTCACACATGTTTCCAAAAAGCGCCGGGTTGGCGAGTACACATTGTATGTTGGGAAAATCAAGAATCGTAACGTCGTAAGCGACGGAAAGCTTTATGCGCACTGCGAAACGCTCCGCGATGGAATTGCAGATATTGCATTCAAAAAGGCGGCTGAGCGTGGTGCGGGTCAGTATAAGGGTATTTCGCTTGACGCGAAAATCCCGCTTGAGGATGCGAAAACCATGTATCGCATTATCACAGGCGCGTGCAGAGCCGGGACGGAACAGTTTGCACAAAGCCTTGGAGACAAATTGCAGGAAGCCTACACCGTGCGCGAGATGATCGAGGTGACAAAAGGCCAGTATAACGCTACGAAATTTGCAGAGTTTTTCGGGGAGGGCTGACATGGAAGACATTGAGATCATCACTGAGCGGAATCACCGCCGCGTAAGAGAGCGGGAGTTTGGGATGCGCTATGCGGAGCTTGCGAAGCTGCGCGAGCGGCGCGAGAGGGTACGCCGGCAGGGGCTGACGTGCTGCTGGGTCGGCGGGGCGTTTTTGTCCGGGATGGCACTGGTGCTGCTGGCGTTCGGGGCGCAGCTCCCGGCGCTGATCTT